CCTGCTTAAGGCCGGAACGTACCCTAGGCGGTTACGTCGAGAAATACAAGGGTTCCGTTAGGGTCTTCGGGGATGATATCATCCTCCCTTCAGACTCGTACGCTGACCTAAAACTACTTCTGCATTACTTACAGTTGAAGGTAGGCGAGGATAAAACCTTCGTCAATTCCTTCTTCCGCGAGTCGTGCGGGCAGGATTCATGGAAGGGCCACGATGTGACCCCAGTGAAGCCAAGTAGTCTAACGTCCGATGGGCCCACCGGAAGAGTGTCGCTCATTGATATATCCAACAACCTCTTTTTGAAAGGATACTGGAATGCCGCTGAGCGAACACAATTCATCGCGATCGGGAAAAAGGAAGACAGACCTCTGCGAGCTAATGGGGTTCTGTCCCATCGACTTCTGTCGACAGGACGAGTTCCAAAACACTCACGGAAAATCAGTCTTCCAATCTGCTCAGTTTCCCTTCTTGGCCGTAAGGCCGAGCAAGGGTTACCACGGGTGGATCAAGACCACCATTCTAGGGCCACTCCTTATCGGAGAGGCCAACGATTCTGGGATTGGTTTCACGCCCAGTCTCCGGATGGGAACCGTGTACGATCACTCGCTTCACGCGAGTCATCGTTACTACAGGCCCATTCTCGGGGACTTCAAGCGCACGACCAACGACCAGAACCTAGAACGGGTAATGGACGAGATCTCCTTTTGGCACCTTCGCTGGATGTTAAACAAGAAGGAACGGTATCTTGCCGTTCCGACGAGTGGACTATTCCATGCGAAGAAACTGGGCGGCAACTTTTCGGTCTCCCCGAATTTGACGGGCTACTTCTGCCCGTTGGAGTCGAGGGTGTTCCGGGTTGCTCCGATCAGTTCGCCTTCCGGGGGGTTGCCGCTGGATGGTTATCTTTCAGCGGGAGCAGTGTTGACGGCCTACCAATAAGGTGGAACCGTGACCTGCACCGCTGGGAAGTTAGACACACGTCGTTTGAAGACGTGGTCCGTAAAACCGCCCAGACGGGCTTGGGTTGCTTGCTTCAATATATTGTTGAAGACCCTAGTCCACTCAAAAAGTGGGCTTCGGGTAACAGCCCAAGATCTCAGCTAAAACAAAAGCTGAGATGGAGTCCTTTTGTTGGGTGAGGGGGTATACCCCCTCCCCACCTAAGGATTGTTCTCCTTCATAGGAG